CTTCCGATCTCGTTGCGCAGTTGATACCACGTATAAGTAACGTTAGAGGTGTCAATATCACCGCCACGCATAAGGTCGCAATGTATCTTCAAAGCCTTACCGGCATTGTCGAAGGTGTCGCCATCGGGCATATAAAGACTTGCAAGGATATTTGCGCCGGCATTCTCCATCTTCGTTATTTCTACTGACGCCACCACTTGTGCTGCTGCCCTTGAGACAGGGTCGGTGTAGGTCGCCTCGCAAGTTATCTTCAAGCCTGTGCAGTCTGTTAGGTTGGCTGCTAACTTTTTGGCAAGTCCAGTTCCTGCCGTCAATGCCTGTGTAGCTGCCGAGCCATCTTGCTTGAGCACACGCCAATTCAAATTGCTAAGGTACGCTGTCTGGTCTCCAGACTTCCCACTTACCAACAGCATTGGTGTCAAGGTAAGTGCCGATGCAGCATAGTCAGGTGCAAATGTTTTGCTATCACGTGAAAAAATCTGCGTGAGAGCCTTGTCCGTCTTGAGAACGAAGGTAAGGGTTTTACCATTCACCAATTTCTTTACTGTAAATGTTTTTTGTGCTAATATGTCTGCCATTGTTCTTTATTTTAAAATGTTATACTTGTTAATACTTTTTTACCTGATGGGTTTAGGAATTTACATACGAAAGATGTGTCGCCCATCAAGTCGTCATACGTTACATTTATTTTATATCCATCGTTGCTATGCCTGCCTTTCCACGCAGCATCGCCTGCTTCGTATTCGCTTACACGTTCCCATACGAAGCGCGTAGAAGGCAGCTTGCTTGTTATTTCCACGTCATTTTCCCATACATGGACTTCAAAGCTGGCTTTCCAGCTTGTCTGTCCCTCTGTATAGGCTGCGCTGCCTGCTGATGCAAAGCCCTCGACACGTAGCCCCGTGCCGCCATCTTTACCCTTAGCAGCATACTGCTTCCAATTCTTGGATTGCCCCGTTGGTTCGTCGGTGTTATTATCGACGAGTGAAAGCCATGTGCCGCCGCCATAATACCACGCTTCGTATTTCGCTGCCACTGTGCCCGGTGTCCAGTCGCCACGGTACAGAACGTTGGGAATGCGCTCACCGTCGGAGCTTACCCACTCGAAGTGGCGGCTATTCATGTAAATTTTATCGCTCGACAGATGGAATATGGCGTTACCTTTATTCAGCGAAAAGTCGTGAATGCTGCGATACACTTCGATAGTTCCTCCCTCCTCTTTTGAGGTGGTAATCATCGTAATATTCATGCGGTGGCGGTACTTCGTCGGTTCTACGCCGTGGGCAATGTCCCACAACGTATTGTGCCCACATAGCACGACGTTATCACCCGCTTTCGGCTCATCGTTGTCTACGCTTTTATCGCGGTAGGTGTCATCGTCGGTAATGATGATATATGCCTCTTCCGTTGCCGTTTTCTGCGCCACCTCAGACACGACGCGCCAGTAATAGCGGTTGCTGATATTTTCGTACACACCTGCTTTGATGTTGAAAGTTTGGCATAACGCTTGGTCGCCAGCCTCCCAATCATTGGTGATAGCCTTGTCACCATCGTCCGTGTGGAGGTAGCACTTCCAGCCACCCGTTACAGGCACAACCTTTTCTATTACGGCATTTGCGCCCGAAAGGACGATATTTCCGCCGATATGCTTGTACTCATCTATCTGAAGGCTGCGGAAGATAGCCTTGCCAATCACCTCTAAGTAATCTATTTGCCCATGTGCCCGCCCCTTTTCGTCAAGCCAAACACCAAAGCCGTTTATTGTCCTTTCAAAGCCGAGCGTCTGAATGGCTTTCAATATGGCGTTGCCAAAGCCATCGAAACCTGCACCGTCCTTGAATCCTATACCCTTCAAGAAAGTAATTACCCCCTGCGCCGTGTCGGCTGAATTCTTACTCAGGAATTCCTTGTGTGTCCGTCGGGCACTGTACAGGTTGGTATCTGTAGGCTTCGTCGTGTCGCCACTTCGGATAATGTCCGGCAATGCCCCAAGTGCCTCCCTTGCATACCTCTTGGCTTCATTGATACTATCGGTGATACGTGTCATGGCACCCGTGCTTGTAGCATCACTGATTTCAATATCCATCTGACTTGGCAGTGCCACGCTACGGCTTATGCGTGTGATACGGCTGCTGCGAAAACCAGTTTCAGGAAAATACTGATCGCTTTCCAAGCGTATTCTTCGCCCGATATAGAGCTGCACGTTGTTACGTTCCACCCATACATGGTGTGTTGGGCATTTATATACTGAGGTGTCAATGCAGTGCTTGGCATTGAATGCTTCGACAGCTGCGAGAAACTCCTGCTCGGCCAAGCCGTAATACTCGTCGGGCATTCGAATGTTCCAAAGTATGTATTTGTCGCCTGCCTTTGGGACGAGGGTTCCGCCAGGCAACTGTATATCGTCGCTGTATGGCCATGTCGTGATAATCTCGAACTCCTGGCTACCGGCATGATAATTCACCTCAAAATCGCGGCCGTTAAGCTCACCGTTTTGGAACACCACGTGCTTTACAAGCCCTCCTATTTCATATTCGTTAGGATTGAAGGTCAGACCGCTGTCCTTGAACCAGTATATCTTGAACGGCTTGCCATCGTTGCCCTTTACCGTAGTTTCCCTCACTTCGCTTACCGTACCGACACGCCGTGGATAAATGGCTGAAAAGGCGGCTTCCTCGTAATGGTGGAAGATGCCATATTTATCAACGTTCATATCCACATACTTGCGGCCGCCAGGAAGTTGGAGACGAACAGAGCCATATTTTGCACGGTCAATATTGCGTGAGCTTCCCATAGGGAAAAGCCGTGTGTAAAATTTCGCACCATCGGCAGTATCACGTTCCAGCTGTGTAATGCTCTCAGGATAGCGAAGTGTCAGTTCCTCGCCATGCTCGCAACGGCAGACGTTTACCGTCTGTCCCTCCACCCACCATTCTGTCTTGGCGGCTTCTGCAACGAGACGCAATCCCTCGTCGCAGTATGTTCCGTTGTAATCAATGGTCAGGTTCTCCGTTGCCATGACAGCTCCCATCTTCCAATTCGCCGAGTTGCCCATACCGGCATTGATACTGCCAACTATAAGGCGTACATGTTCTGCAGCAAGAGCGGTAAGCGTGAATACGGCCTCGTTCTCGCCATCGGGGTTCTTCAACACCAGCAACCGCTTGATGAGACTTTCAATTCCATAGAGCTTCACGTCGTAGCTCCATTCGCCCTCACTTTTTTGGGTGGGCAGGTAACGTTCCTGCAGCCAGTAGCGTTCGCCCTCGAATTCACAGTAATCGTTCACGTCGAGCTGCACGAAGTCATAGTGCACGAATGAAAGGGACAGCAGGTTGTCACCACCGAGGGTCTTATCCTGCTGACTGTTGTTGCCTGGTTCTATTCGGCATTTCAAATTGTTGTCGCGGCCGTATATTTCTATCATTTTCGCACTGTTTAAACGCTAATTGAACACTGTTAAAACGAAGCTACTGGCTCGCGGAACTTCACCTTGAACGCTCCGCATTGCTGCCCGTCCGACCATAGGTTGCTTATTGCTGTGAAGCCGTTAGGAAATTGGTCTGCGAACATGCGCATTTCCAAGTCCAGTGTCGGGAACTTAAAAGTCAGCCAGCCTTTTTCGCCCGACTTTAAGAATTTGACGAAGGCGATGTAACGCTGGACGAATTCGGCAGTCGAGGTGGCACTGATGGCAAAGTGCAGCGTTACGTCGAGCCCCTCGCTTCTTGGCCGAAGGTCAGCACTGTACTCCTCGCCGTTCTGCTCCCGAATGTTTACCGCCACATTGCCCTTTGTCTTTGCAGGGGCAAGCAGCGCGTTCAAATTCTCGTGTCCTCCCTTCTGCTCCTCGCGCAGGAAGGCATTATATACTGTCCAAATGTCAGTACCATTCACGATGACCTGACCTGATAATATGTGTCTTGCCATAATGTTATCTCATTTTAAATCCGTCACGCTTAATCGATTTTATATCTTCGGAAATATCCTTAAGATGTTTACAGTAGCTTGTATTCTCAACCAACTGTGCTAATTGGTCTGATGCCGCTGCCCATCATACAGCTATCTTTGCCAGCAAGGAGTCCATGCTTGCCCAGTGCAGCTGCCCACTGGTAAAGAGTCCCTCCAGCTTAGTGCCTTGGTCATGCGTCATTGTTTCAAACGCTCCGCTTCGCCCTGCCTGCTGCGTACTGTCCGTAGGGTCAATGCCAGCCGACTTGTAGGCTTGGTCGCGTTCTTTGTTCATTTCATCGAATATCTTCTTGTACATCTCGCGCAGACTGCTTGCCTCGCCATTGGACAGACCGTCCTCCATGGCTGCAGCAAACGCCTTGTACCACTCCTGCAGCTTTTCGCTGTATTTATTGGACATCAGCGAATTCAAGATGGCGTCCTGAAACATCTCGTCCACGCTTTTCAATACCTCGCGGCTGCCGTTCTTGACGTCCTTCACAAGGCTCTTCAGCGAATCGCGAGCCGAGTCAAAGCTGATGCCTGTCATCTTCTCACGATAGGCGTTCTCTATCTGCTCCAGCTGCTTCCAGTAACCGATGTAATCGTCCATGAACTGCGCAGCATCTTTGTACCCGTCATTTGCAAGGTCTTTCAAATGGCTGTATTCACTGGTCAGTTTCGTGGCCACTTCATACATCTCCTTGCTCGACAGCTTCCAGAAATCGCTGGCACTACGCACTTCTTTTCCGAGCAGCTTGCTGATTGCGTCCCACTCACGGCTGCTCATGCCCTTGTCTATCTTGTAATTTGAGCTATGCTTGCCGTTAGTCCATGCTTTGTACCAATCACCATTGGTGTACGCCTTTCCACTGCGCGCCATCTTTTCCTGCGCATTGCGCTCCTGTTCCCTGATGTTCTTCTTCTGCTGCTCGTAAAGTCCGCCTGCATCATTTACCTTCGCCTTGCTCATCTCATCGGTAAGGTTCTCCAATGCCTGCTTCAGATCGGCGTTGCTCTGGGTGAGCTTTTCAAGGTCGCGTTCGAGGTGCTTGTCACTGTCACCATCGCCAAGCAGGCTGGTCAGCTTGTGAAAGCCACCAAACGTAACGGTATCCAAGATGTTGTTAAGATGCTGCATGGAATTGCTGAGCGGCTTCATGATGATATTGCCGCTGAACACCTCTTCCAGCATCTTCTCCACGGCACCTAAGATGGTGTCCTGAAGGCTCGTCACAATACCACTGATGCCATTTTGCGCAATGGTGTCCAAGATGCCAAGCATGGCACTGATGACTTCACCCATCATGCCTGTGTTTCCGAGAGCTGTCGAAAGTGCCTTGCTGACGCTGCTGTCTTTTCCGAACAAGGTCTGGACACCCTTGGCAAAAGCGTTGCCGACAGCTTTTGTAGTCTCACCACCGCCAAAAAGCTTGTCAAGGCGCATCAAGGCGTTACCTATGCCTTTTAGGGTACCACTCGTAAGACCGCTTATTGCACCTTCCAAACCCTCGAACATACCCTTTGCCCTATCAGCACTTGCTTTTAGATTTTCGGTAGCCTCGTTGGCTGCCTTACCACATGCTGACACGGCTGTACTTGCAGCATTCTGTTCAGCCACCAGACGGTCTACCTCTGCCTGCCATCGCGCCATCTCCTCGGTGTTGCCTTCCGCCTGTGCCTGTTCTAATTTCTCCCGTGCATCTTTCAGGCTATCGGCCGTTTCCTCATACACATGGCGTTCCACCTCCTGTGCGGCTATCAGTTTCTCCATTGCCGCCTGATAGGCAACCATATCATCGCTGACTTTCTTGAAAATCTCGCCGTCCCATGCGGCGGCACTCTGCTCAAGGCGATGTATGAGTTCAAAGACAATTGACTGGTCTTGAACGCTGCTGTTTTTGAAATCCTTGCTTTCAGTTATCTTGCGCAGCTTACTCAGCAGCGGATCTAATTCTGACTTGAACAAGGCACCGAACTCACTGAAGGCACTGCCCCAGTCGATGCTCTGCTTGATAGCTTCTACTTCTATCTTTCCTTGTGCAGAATCGCGCTCGGCTATCAGTTTCTTGCGCTCTCCTTCAGTTGTAGCCTTCTTGATTTTTTCGGCATATTCTTCTGCGATGGCCAGTTTCTGCTGGTTAAACGTGCCATACTCCTTGAGATAGTCGCGCATGGCCTGCCGGTCGGCACTGAATACGTCAGAGCGTTTTTTCAAGAAGTCCTGCCTTGCCGCTTCTTCCTGTGCTTTTTTGTTCTCTTCTTCTGCCTTTGTGTAAGCAAAACGGCTGTCAGAAGGATTTGCATGAAAAACTTTCTTTTTATTGGCAGGGTTAGCCTCCCACGCCTTCTGTGCCGCTTCAATCTTGCCTTTCTTTAAATCTTCATATTCGCGATTTATCTTTTCCTTTTCTTTTTCAAAGTCAAGCTGTATCTGTTCGAGGGTTTTCTTGGAACCTTCCTTCATGGCATCTATCTGTGCCTGTCGCGTTTCCAATTCCATATCCCGCACCGCACGCTTGCGCGCTTCTTTTTGCTCTTCAACTATTTCTTGGTAACGAGCCTGCTGGCGGGCTATCTCCTCCTTGGAGGGTCCTTTCTTCTTCTTTTTCTTTTTACTCTTTTTCCTGTTTTCATTAAAAATCGTCTCTGCATATCCCCCTTTATGCGCAGAGAGTTTTGCCGTTAATTTTCCTATCTGACTGTTGTAGTCTTTCCATGCCTTAGTGCCGAACACCTCACCATCGCGCTGCTTTTTCAACTCCTGCAGGCGTTTTTCAAGGTCGGCGTCAGAGCCAACGGTAAGTGCGTTGGGGAGCAGCTTGTTGATGTCAGTAAGGAGCGTTTTCAGTTCCAAAAGACGGGTGTTGTCCGTTTCAACCCTTATTTCCTTGGAGTTGATGCTGTCTATCTCAGCTTGGACGCTTTGCATCTTCTGAACCAGCTGCTCATAGTTCATTTGACTGATAGCCTCGTTGGTCGTGTCTTTCGTCTCGACGACAGCATTGGCAATTCCTTCCAACTGTGCTTTTGTCCGTTCAAGCTCTCCATAGGAGTCACTGAAGCCCATGGCAGATTTCTCCACGTATTCGTAAAGGTTATCGTGGAAAGCTTCTATTTCCTTATCCGTCACTCCCAATGCCTGCAAGATGCCTTCTATTGCACGAACCTCTTCCTCAACAGCCTTGGTACCATCTTCCTGTGATTTTGCAAAGGCAGCCGAAATATCTGCTGCATGGTTCATAACTTCGGTGGAAATCATATTCCATGTCGCAGATGTTACCTGACGCAGTTTCTCACTGGCAACATCCACGGACTTGTTGACCATTACCGTAACGCCTTCAGGGGTGCTCTCCACAACTTCACGCATCTCCTTATACGTGGCATCCTTGGCTTTCTCCATCAAGCTGTCCATGGCATCTTTCTCGGCATTCATGGCATCTTCGTTGGCCTTTGCCGCTGCCTCTGCCAGCGTCCTCTCTGCTGCTTGCTGACGGATAGCCTCCGTCAAATCCTCATATTTCCTTTTTTGTTCGGCCAAGGTATCGTTGAGCGACAGCTCCTGCGTGTTATACTCCCTGGCAGCGGCGTTGATGCCGTCAAGGGCAGTCTTGTAGCTTTTAGAGCCTTTCTCGACATTTGCAAGCGTTGCATAATAGGTGTCTAACTGCGACTGTTGCTGCAGCACTTTATCACGGAAGCGGTTGGTAACGTCGGCTGCCTTTTCTGTTTCTGAGGAGAACATTGACAGAAGCCCTATCATTGAAGTAATGGCTACCAGGGCGATTCCAAAAGGGTTTGACATGAAGGCCGCCTTCAGGCTCTGCATGGCCGTCGTAGCCATACGGGTAGCTGCCGCCCAAAGACTCGTAGCACGAGTGTTGGCGTTCTTCTGCACCGTGTCCACCTGTGTCTGGAAAGTCGACAGCTGCTGTGCTGCAGCCTGCTTGTGCGTGTATGCAGCAGTGGAATTCTTCGCGGCTGCGTTTCGTATTTCTTCGGCGGTATTGCGCTCCTTAACGGCAGTATTCAGTTCCTCCTGTGCGATTTCGATAGCCTTTGCATCACCGCTTTTCAAGGTAGCTTGCAAATTCTCCTGGGCAGCAGCGACACCACGAACGGCATCGTCCACCATCTGATTGGCAAACTCATGTTCGGCAAAAGCAGAAGCTGCCTTTATCTCAGCTGCTGCCAAGTGCGCACGCAGCTCATTTTCCACGGCGGCCACCTCGGCATCAATGGCCGTTTTGCTTGCCGCCTTTGCTGCGGTGTTTGCCTGTGTAGCAGCTGTCTCATTGTTAATGGCATCGGTATTCGCATTCTTGTACTTATCGACAAGTTCCTTCAGTTCGTTCACACGGTCAGCCTCTATGATGGTCTTCTGCCTGTTCATGACGTTCTGCAATGCCTGAACAGCCATCAACGTACCCTTATATTCACCATAGGCAGCTATGACTGTGAAAATAGCCGCCCCCAGCTTCTCGTAGTTCTTGACTGCTGACGTTGCAAGCTCAATACCCTCCATCAAGAAGCCCTCACTGCTTTCGCCCATGGCATTCATTGCATCCTGCCATGCTCCCTCGAGATTGCTGACAGCACCTTTCATTCCCTTGCTCTGCCTTTCGAGCATACCATGGAACTTGCCACCTTCACCCGTGGCAGAAGCAAAGGCGTCTGCAACCATCTCGACACTTATCTTGCCATCTGACATCTCCTCCTTCAATGCGCTTATGCTCTTGCCTGTCTTTTCAGCTATGACAACAAGCGGGTTGAAGCCGGCATTGATCATCTGCAGGAGATCCTGCCCCATAAGTTTACCTGTCGAACTCATCTGGGCAAAAGCAAGCACGAGAGAATTGAACTTCTGAGAGTCTCCCATGGAAATGTCGCCGATCTGATGGAGGATAGGCATCACCCTCTCGGCTTCGATATTGAAACCTAACAGTGTCTGCGCACCCTTGGCAAGGTCATTCATCATCATGGGAGTGCTGGTGGCAAATTCCTTGATGTCTCCAAACAATTTGTCTCCCTTTGTCTTACCAGCCAAGGTCTCAAAGGAAATCTGAAGGCTTTCGATTTCTCCGCGAACATCAACAATTTTCTTAATGTACTCTGCGCTCTTATCAACAGCGAAGATACCACCAACCGTATTGCGCAGCCCACGCAGGCGGCTGTCAAGCACATCCGCCTCACCGCCGACTTCCCGCAAGCCTTGCTTCAGGTTGCCTTTCATCAAGAATTCGATTTCCACTGCCTTCATTTTCCTTTGAGTTTTATTCTGGTTGGAGATTACTTTGGAAGAAGTCCAAGACGTTGTCTGCTTCTTCTTTTTCTTTTTTGCTCTCTTTCTTCTTGATGTAGCGTGGAGCGTCCGCCAACATCATGATGAGTGTCTGATAGTTCACGCCGTTCAAGATATACTCCCGGCTCCAGCCCGTTGCATTGGCTATCTGCCATATCAGACCAAAGGGGCTATGACTTCCCTCGTACTGAGTCGCTAACTCCCCTTCTTCTTTTGGCTCAGTCTCAGCTTCATCGGATTCGTCATCTCGGCTGATCTGATAATATTCGTAAAATTTTCCGTGCCCAGCAGCAAGACGAACTTCATCATTGCCACCTGCATGTAGAGATTATCAACCCAATGGCGCAGTATCCACGATACGAGCCACACGGGCTTCCACCACTTGCCACACATCGTCAAGGCTACCATGTCTGAAATAGTCTTGCCATGCTCGGCAATAAAACACATCTGCCCATCTTTGTCAAGTGCCTCCAACTCCGCATAGGTTACACCTAAACTTAAGTAAAGGCGGGCTATCTTTATTTGCGTGCTTAGCCTCGGGCGGCGCATTGTCAGTCTTAACAACAGCCGTTTCTTGCGGAATGGCAGCCGGATAGGCTTCAGAGGCACCGACACCCCCACATCAAGCAGGGCTTCCGATGCCTCCTGTTGGACTTTTCTTTCATCCATAGCCTACGTTTTAGCCCGCACTGATATCACTGATAGAGTAAGGAGCACTGCCGTCGGCAGGCTTCATCACCTTCAGCTGGCACTCTATCTTGGATACTTCCGTCAATGTCAGCTTGCCTCCGAGGTTGGACAGCAGCACGGCGTTAGGAATCTTGACGCGCTTTCCGCTTGGCGTGTCTATGATACATTCGCCGCTGAGCTGCAGCAATGCTGTTGGTGCTTCCCAGCCTGTGGCTGTAGCCTTACCGCCGAGCATGGCTGCCATATTCTCGTAGTTGAGCTGTATCATGTTGAATTTAGGCTCTACGGTACCGTTCTTCTGCACCAGTGTCAGTACCGGAGCATCGGGCACCTGTTCCGCATCAACATCGACGCTTTCGGGTGCTTTTCCGTTCCACTCAAAGCTGTCCTTCTCAATATAGCCGACAACCTTACCCGCAAAGGTAATTTTGCTAAGGCCATACAAAAAATCTTTATTTGCCATATAGTTTTCGTTTTATAAATGAAATGATCGTTTTTATCTTTGATAGTATCAAGCCCGTCAGGAAGCCTATCAACAGCCATTTGAACGCTGTTTGAACACTATTGAAAGAGGACTTTTCTTTTACCTCCTCGCGGCTGTTCTCGTTCTTGTACTGCTGACGGGCAAGACGCT